AATTTTCAAACAGTTCTTTAATACTTACATCCGTGGTGGTCGTGCTATTCCTTCTACCAACAAAGTTGTTACTGACTTTGCACGATATTATTCTCAACTGATTGATAAAGAGATTCAGAAGAAGAAAACTCCTTCTGCACAACAGAAGTGGACGAAGATGAAAGAAGATGGTATGAAGTTTATTGCTGCAAACCAACGTTCTATCTACATGACTGTTGCAGCATACAAGAATCTCACTACTGCAAAACTCATGGTCATTCGTCAATTAGAGAAAGTAAAGGATATCGGTACGTTTATCAAAGACGGAAATGGATATCGTGTTACTGCACCAGAGGGATTCGTTGCAATCAAATCTGGTCGTGCTATGAAACTGGTTGATAGACTTGAGTTCTCAGTTGCTAACTTCACAGTTGATAAGAACTGGGACAAATAAATAGTTTATAGCTTAACTTGCACTCAATTTAATGAAATCTTTCAGCAACTTTTTTGGAGAAGCGAGAACCAAAGCAGGTTTAGAAGCGGAAAAGAAAGGTCTAACGCATACTGGTAAAGGATACTATGCGGATAGATCTGGAAAGATTGTTGCTAAAGCTGAAGGTGGAGAACGTTTAACTAATATCTCTAAAGCAGATCAACAGAAACTTTCTAAGGGTGAACCATTGAATGGTCCTCAGTCAGTTGCTGATGTTCAAACTCTTCAACAGTTTGCTGCAAAAGCAAAACAAGCACAACAGGATCCTTCTAAAGATGCACCTGCAGCGGAGAAAGAACCAGAGAAAAAATCTGATGATAAAGACACATCACAGGTTCCTCGTAATGAGGGAGGACCTTCTATCGTAATTACGTTTGGTAGATTTAATCCTCCACACATTGGTCATCTAAAACTCATGGATAGAGTTGCTGATGAAGCATATAAAGATGGATCTGATTATATGATCTATCCAAGTCATAGTCAGGATGCAAAGAAAAATCCATTTGACCTTGCAACTAAACACAATGTTATGAGTACGATGTTTCCACATCATGCAAATAATATTTCTGGTGATGCTAGTTCTGGTAGAAACATCTTTGATGTTCTAAAAGATCTACATGGAAAGGGATACGATAATGTAAAAGTTGTTGTTGGTGATGATCGTGTAAAAGAGTTTTCTAATATCACCAGTAAGTATAATGGAAAGACTTATAACTTTGGTAAGTTAGATGTTATTAGTGCTGGTGAAAGAGATGAGAAGTCTGATGATGTAGAAGGAATGTCTGCATCCAAAATGCGTAAAGCAGCTGCAGATAATGACTACGATGCATTTAAGAAAGGACTTCCAAAAGATCTAAAAGGATCCGAAGCGAAGAGTATCTATATGCAACTACGCAAGTCAATGAATCTAGATGAAAGTCTATGGGAGATTGCTCCTAAACTAGACTATGATTCTTTGCGTGAGGAATATTACCAAGAAAATATTTTTAATGTTGGTGATATTGTCGAAAGTTTATCTACAGGTGTAGAGGGTGAGGTTATCGTTAGAGGACCAAACTATATTATTATGATGGATGAGGAAGGCAGAACCTTCAGACAATGGTTAGATAATATAACTGAAAAAGCACATTGGGAAGTTGGTACTGATGTTTATAGAATTGCATTGCAGAAACTAACACCTGGTGAAAAAGTACAATCATTTACTGGTAAACCAGTTCCCGAACCTGGTACACCACCAGTAACACAATCTGTAAAGAAAAAGACCACTAAATAGTATTAAAACAAGTATATCTAATGGACCTATCTAAGCTTGCCTCTTATATTACCCTGGAACCTTCTCAACTCTTCCGTGCAGAGAGATTCGTTGAGCAAGGTCTTAAGATGTATGATGCTGATGAAGAGTTAACAGAACAGTATCTAAAGGAAAACCTTCATGGAGTAACTCTAGAATATGCTATGCATGTTCTAAGTGAAGCTTCCACTTCATATATGGACGTTGCGATTCATAATCAGGGAGGAAAGTTTAGTGCTCCTACCGCTGGTGTGTATGGAGTTTCTTCACGTCCAGAAATCAAGAAGAAGATTAAGGATAAAGTTCTCAAGAAAAATGAACTTGAGAAGAAACAGAGAGCGATGAAGAAAGAAGAAGTAGAACTAGACGAACTTTACAAGGGTAAGCACGGTCAGTCTGAGAAAGAGTATCAAGACTCCCGTTCTGATGGTGGTAAGATGGTCTCTGGTGACTCCAAGCACAGTGGTGCTGCATACTCTTCCCGTGCAGTAAAGAATACTGGTCCTAATCCTGCAGGTGGATCTAAGAAACCACAAGGTCAGGGTCGCATGACTTCTGGTGCTCGTGCTGATCTTCAGTACCGCAAAGCAAATCTCAAGAAGTCCAACGAAGAGTTTGAGGTGGATGAGGCAACTTATCCTCAAGATTTCAAAGGTGGTCCTGTTGCAAAAAAGAAAACAGGTAAACCCAATGCTCAGGGTGATTATGGTAAGAAGGACATCAATGAGGAAGATTACGACCGCATGAAGGATCGTCGTCAGGAACGTGGTGGTGTTGATGGTAACACAAACTATCGTCGTCCACCTAGCACTGCAACAGGTCCTAAGAAGAAACCATCTGGTGACTCTATGTCTGCCTTTGATAAGGTTGCTAGTGATCTCAAGAAGAAATATGGTGCTGGAGCAATTTATACAAAGAAAACCGTCAGGAAGGAAGAGGTAGTTTTAGAAAAGAAAGCTGCTAAGGACTATGATGGTGATGGTAAGATTGAGTCTGGTTCTAAAGAACACGCTGGTGTAGTTCATAATGCTATTCAACGTGCAAAGGGTAAGAAAGCAGACGGTAAGGACACTCGTAAGGAAGAGGTTCAACTAGAAGGAAAGAAAGAACCTTGCGCTAAGTGTGGTAAGGAACATGAGAATGTAAAACATTGTTGTTCTAAGAAAGTTGAACATGCTGAGTGGGGTGTTGGTGAGTGCATTAATGAGATGCATACTTTAGATGAGAACGGTAACATTTCACATTATGATGTATTGTTTGCACATGGTATTGAAGAGAATGTATCTGTAGAAGTTCTAACTACGTTGGTTTCTGAGATGCATGAACATGCTATCAACACTGAAAAGAATGAAGTTGTTGAAAGCATGAAACAAGCACGTAAGAATGTTGGTGCTTCTAAGTGTTGGAAAGGTTACAAGGCACAAGGAACCAAAACCAAAGATGGTAAAGTAGTTCCTAATTGTGTCAAAGAGGATGAGGAGATTGATGAGTCCAACATCGAGATCAAAGGTAAGAAGAAGGGTAATGTAATCATCAACCCTGAAGTCAAGAAGGTCACTGAAAATGCAGACGCTAATAAGAAGATGCAAATTCAAAAGAGACAACTAATGCTTAACAAGCAAAAAGTTGCTCTCCAACAGAAAGCAACTTCTCAGAAGAAACTAACTGACATGCATACAGAAGAGACTGAAGACATTCAAGAAGTTGATATGTCAACACGATCTGTTGATTATGGTCAGGAAATTGAAGACACCACTCTTAGAAGAAAGACTGAAAAGAAATCTCTCAAGGACTTCAAAAAACTTTCAAAACCAAAAAAGTCTTGAGCCAGGAGGAAGCTCCTCCTGGTGCTAAGTATGAAAGAATGATTAAGCATATCAAAAAAGGATATGCTAAAGATGGAAAGTTAACGGATAAAGAAAGAAGTATTGCATACGCGACGGCGTGGAAACATAAGAATAAGAATAAATAATTGATGTCCACGCTTTAAGATCATGCTTGCATTTTTACTCCCACTCGCATCTAAGGTAATCTCCGATGCCGTTAAAAAGATTCCAGAAAACGAAGAACTCGGTGAAAAATTGGTTGAGATCTGTCTTGTTATCCTTGGTAAAGCGGTTAAGCTAACCAAGACTGATATGGATGATCAACTACTTGAGGTTGTCAAGAAGGCGATGGTTGCACGCTCAGAAGAGTGATTTCAGGGGACTTTACGTCCCCTTTGTTATAAATAATGTATAGGAATACAAACTTATAAGGAGACCAATGGCAATTTTTGGAACCATCGATGCCGCAACTTTTTCCAATAATGTAGGTGTCACTCAAAACGACGCTACCGTCACTAAGAACGCCGCTGATACAGTTGCGGAAGGTGATGTTCTAGAATTGGGTGGAGTTGCGTACATCGTTAGAACAGTAACAAGTACAACCGAGATTGAACTTCATACAGAGTACGTTGGAACTACCAACGCTGCTCTTGCTGGTGCAGTTCGTCGCACCCCACCTAAAAAGGTTGCTGAATATGTAATCAAAGGTGGAGATTCCATCACTGATTATCAACTAGTTTTTGTTGATAATACCGAGGATGATGTAGCTGCTAACAAGACTCGCGGTATCTGGGGTCCTGGTTGGTGGTTATATAGAACATACACTGATGTTTCTGGTAGAACTCGTCACAAAGCAGAGTGTCTTGCTGTAACTCAAGCAACTGCTGCAGCTGCTGGTGATGATGCTGATGATACCATCGCAGCAGACGCTGAGAACATCATCACGTTTACCACCAACAACACCGACAAGACTGCATCTGGTGGTGCTGCAACCTTCCTGGTCGCTGTTTCCGTTACCAACTCTGGTACTGCAGCGTTCCAATGGCAACGTCGTACAACCAGCAGTGGTCGTTTCTCCAATATCTCTGGTGCAACCTCAACATCATTGGCACTCACAGGTCTCACTACCGACGAGAACGGATACCAGTATCGTGTTAAGGTAACATCTGATAATGGTGCTCCTGAAGTTATCTCTGATGTTGCAACACTAACTGTTAGCTAATAACACATGAAATTTACTGAGTTGAATGAAAATAATTTTTTATTATTTGCTATAAAACATTATGATAATCCCCATTGTTCGACAAGAGATGATTTTTACGAGGATCTAAAAAGATTCAAGTACATCAAACGATTACTTAAAAAGTATATCAAAACTGGTGAACTTAAGACTCATCTCTTGTTGAATCATATCATTATCATTTATAATATATTTGGTGAAGCAGGAACACCATTACTCTTTTTTAAATTAGAAAGAGAATATTGGTCTTCATTAAAGTCTATCTTATTGTTTTTGAATAGGATAGATGAAGGTTCTATGCTGAGTATAGATATTGATGAGTTCTGTCTACAGGAGTTAAACAAGTTATAATGGATAAGAAAGATGTCTATAGTATGTGGGAAGACTCTATCGGTGCTGCTCCCACTAATAATGCTTCAGGTGGAGCTATAGCTGGTTTACCACCAGATGAACCACCCATCAGAAAAAAGAAGAAGTATGATGGCAGACGTAAGGATGTCAGAGAGTTTGTTGCGAAGTTATTGAAGAGAAGACAGAAGAGAGAAGAGAAAAAAATTAGTAATCAAACTAAATCCCTTGAGGAAGAATTACAAGCACTTCAAGAGAGTGGTGGTAAGGTAATTGACCAACTTAAAAAGATTGCCATGGCTGGAGGAACTGGTACAGTCCAGTTCGATGATGGTAGTAAACAACCTGTGGAACCTTCAGAGGCTGGCAAAATTGTAAATCTATATCAGAATTTAAATGCAAGTAATAGAGTTAAGATGATTAAGTCAATTAACACTTCTACTAATGCATATGAAAAAGTAAAAGCATTTGCACAGTCGAGAACGTAAAATGGCAATCTTTGGACTCGGAAAGAACTTAGCAGTTCTTGAAAGTAAATTTGAAATTTACGAAGACGTGTCCAAGGAAATGCTGGACAAGTTAGATCGTGCTGTAAATACAATATCAGAGAATAGTAATCGTGTTGCTGTAATTTTAGAAAGACACGAAGGTAAATTAGAAGAAAGTGCTAGAACAGATAAAATAATCATTGAAATGATCAATGATTTAAAAGAACAGAACACTAAAGAACACGATGCAACTAAGCAAAGAATTGAAAAGATAGAAGTTAAGATACAAGATCTCTCAAAGTTTAGATGGGTTACAGTTGGAATCGCAACTGCTGCTGTAATCATCATTAAAAGCGCTGATCTGTTTGGTTCTATCCTAAATCTTCCTAAACAACCCTTGACGGGTCAGCTAGACCATGGTACGATGGTTGAAAAGGTAGTGCTGTCTGATGTCCTTCATTGATCTCAAGTATATTAATGTTATCTCTCCACGTCTAGAAAAATTTTCAAAGAAGAAAGACTACCTCTATAACTTTCGTTGTCCCTATTGCGGCGATTCTAAGAAGAACAGGAATCGTGCGAGAGGGTTTTTCTTTCTGAAGAAATCAGATATGGTTTACAAATGCCACAACTGTGGTGTTGGGAGAACTCTTGCTAATTTTCTGAAGGACATGGATGTCAATCTTCATGATCAATATGTCATGGAGAGATATAAAAATGGATTGACTGGGAAGGGGACTAACACTGCGAGTCCCAAGTTTGAGTTTGAGAAACCAGTTTTTTCACGATCCGAAAACTTACGAAGTTTGAAGAAAATATCAGAACTAAATAAAGAACATCCCGCTCGAGAATATCTTGCAAACAGGCACATCCCAGAAGAATATTACGCTACCCTGTACTATGCAGAAGATTTCAATAAGTGGGCAGGAACAACTAATACTTTTAAGGAAGGTAGAATTGTCATTCCTCTGTTAGACTCATCTGGAAAGATGATTGGGTATCAAGGTCGTTCTTTACAGAAGAATGCAAAGCTCAGATACATTACTATAATGATGGATGAATCACATCCAAAGATTTTTGGATTAGATAAAGTAAAATCTTCAGAAGAAGTTTATGTCACAGAAGGACCCTTCGACTCCACTTTCCTTAGGAATGCTATCGCTATGTGTGGTAGCGATGTTGACTTGCGCTCTCTGGATTATCAGTTTGTATACGCCTTCGACAACGAACCGAGAAGCAGAGAGATCGTTGCTAGAATTGAGGCTACGATTAAGAGAGGAGATAAGGTAGTTATATTTCCAAAGACAATAAAAGAAAAAGATTTGAATGACATGCACCTTGCTGGACATGACGTTCAAAAACTGGTAGAATGCAACACCTACCAAGGATTAGAAGCAAAAATTAAACTAAACGAGTGGAAAAAGGTATGACAAACGGCACCAAAGTACAAAAAAGAAACGGATCTCTTGAGTCTTTGAATCTTGATAAAATTCATAGCATGGTCGATTGTGCATGTGAGGGACTCAGTGGTGTTTCTCCTTCGCAAGTAGAGATTCAATCTGGTATTCAGTTTTATGATGGAATCACTACGAATGAAATTCAAGAAATCCTAGTAAAGTCTGCTAGTGATTTGATCAGTCTTGACAATCCCAATTATCAATTTGTTGCTGCTCGTCTACTTTTGTTTGGTCTTTACAAACAAGTATTTGGTGATGGATGGAAAGATGGATTCCCTAAGGTTTCTGAACACCTGAAGAACAACTCTGACATTTACGATAGTAGTATTTACAGTAAGTACAGTGAAGCTGAATGGTATGTAATTGATAAGTTTATTGATCACGGTCGTGACTATTTGTTTACATATGCAGGATTACGACAAGTTGTAGATAAATACCTTGTACAGGATAGGAGTTCTAGTAAGATCTACGAAACTCCACAATACATGTATCTTCTGATTGCAGTAACGCTGTTCCAAGATTATCCAGAAGATACGAGACTGGATTATATCCGAAGGTATTACAATGCGATCTCAAAACACAAGATCAACATCCCAACGCCAATCATGGCAGGAGTTAGAACATCATTGCGTCAATTTGCATCTTGTGTTCTCGTTGATGTTGATGACACCCTCGATAGTATCTTTAGCAGCGATATGGCTATTGGCAAGTACGTTGCACAGAGGGCTGGTATCGGCATCAACGCAGGCAGAATCCGTGGTATCAACTCTAAGATACGAGGTGGCGAGGTACAACACACAGGCGTTGTACCCTTCCTTAAAAAGTTTGAAGCAACTGTCCGATGCTGCACACAAAACGGCATCCGAGGTGGTTCTGCTACAGTTCACTTTCCTATCTGGCACCAAGAGATAGAAGATATTATTGTTCTTAAGAACAATAAAGGAACTGAAGATAATCGTGTTCGTAAACTAGATTACTCTATTCAGATCAGCAAACTGTTCTATGAACGTTTCATTCAAAACGCAGACATTTCTCTCTTCAGTCCGCACGACGTTCCTGGTCTGTACGATGCTTTTGGTACTGATCGATTTGACGACATGTATGTGGATTTTGAACGAGATGACTCTATTCCAAGAAAAACTATCGGAGCTCAAGAACTCTTTTTGGACCTCCTGAAAGAACGTGCAGAGACTGGTCGTTTGTACATCATGAACATCGACCATTGTAACTCTCACTCATCTTTCAAAGATAAAGTAAACATGAGTAATCTTTGTCAGGAGATTACGCTACCTACAGATCCTATTAGTCACATTGATGACGCTGCGGGTGAGATTGCACTTTGTATTCTCTCTGCTGTTAATGTAGGTAAGTTGAAGAAACTTGATGAACTAGAAGAACTTTGTGATCTTGCTGTTCGTGGATTGGAAGAACTGATTGACTATCAAGATTATCCTGTTCCTGCAGCAGAACGTAGCACAAAGGATCGTCGTTCACTTGGAGTTGGTTTCATTGGTCTCGCTCACTATCTTGCTAAGAATGGTGAACACTATGATGATCCAGGTGCTCTGAAACTTGTTCATGAAATCACTGAAGCATTCCAATATTATCTTTTGAAAGCATCTAATGAAGTTGCCAAAGAGAAAGGTGCATGTAGTGGTTTCTCTCGCACCAAGTACGCTGATGGAATTCTTCCAATCGATACATATAAGAAGGACATTGACGAATTGGTAAATCCAGAGTACAATTATGACTGGAATTCTTTACGGGTATCTATCCGAGAACACGGATTACGGCACTCAACACTGTCCGCACAGATGCCATCAGAGAGCAGTTCCGTTGTGTCAAACGCAACAAATGGAATCGAACCACCTAGAGACTACTTGTCCGTTAAAAAATCGAAGAAGGGACCTCTTAAGCAGATTGTTCCATCGTATTCCACACTGAAGAACAACTATACTCTTCTATGGGATATGCCTTCTAACGAAGGATATATTAAAATTGTTGCAGTAATGCAAAAGTTTTTCGACCAAGCAATCTCTGGTAACTGGAGTTACAATCCTGAAAACTATCAAGATAATGAAGTTCCAGTTTCTTCTATGGCACAAGATCTATTGACTACATACAAATACGGTTGGAAGACTTCTTATTATCAGAACACTTACGACGCTAAAAAGGATGTAGATACAGAAGACAATTCTAAAGAAATCGACCAGTTAATCCAACAACTATCACAATTGGAAGAAGAAGATTGTGAATCTTGCAAGATCTAAGGAGAATTACATGGAGTTTATCAAGGATACTAAAAAGTCAATCGAAGGGATGACAGTTTTTAATTCCAATAAAACTGACCTTAAAAAACAACCTATGTTCTTTGGGG